CCTTTTTCCACTAAAACCCCCACTTCCGGGGGAGGGGTAGCTGAGGGGTTTTTACCCCCCTCTGCTGGCACCCCTGTGGAGCTGCATCGCAACGGGGCATGGTCCAATGGCTGGGTCATTGCCGACACCAGTAAGCCCGACAACATTCGGGCGGCCAAGCTCGGCAGCCCAAGCGTCACCATCGGGAACCTCCGATGGGATCTTGATGTGCGCCTCTGTCAATCCAGCCCGTTCAAGGCTGAGTCCGCCAATCCTTCTGATCTGTTTGATTTCTGATGTCTGAATCCAACCGCCGCTATCCCGTCCGCGTTGATGTCCGCCTGACCGAGGAGGAGCGCGAGTATCTGTCCCAGGAGGCCGTCAAGCGCGACATGAGCCGCCAGGACATGATGCGCAAGCTGCTGCTGTCCGACATCGATGCTGTTGCTCCTGTGAAGGACTACAAGCCTGTCGCTGTGTCGAATGGCCGTGATGCAATCGACCGCGCCATGACTGCAGTAATGCGTCAGTACAACTGTGTCCCTGCTAGCAAGCTTGAGGGCATCATTTGCACCGTGATCTGCGCCCTGGCTGCGGAGGGTTGACACCCTCCCCCCGGTATGCCGTAATGGGTGTGGGGGAGACCCCTTGCACCTCGACAGTTGAATCATGGGACGCATCGCAGACCAGCTCGCTGAGCTGATCAAACGCATGGAGGAGTCAGACCGACGACTCAAGGAGTTGACGGATCAGCACATCGCTGACACCCGCAAGACCCTTGACGAGTTGGAACGGCTCGCCACCGACGACTGACCATTGGGGCCGCAAGGCCCCTTTTTCATGCCTTGCGCTTTTGCTGGTGGTATGCCATACTTAATTCATCGGGAGGCGGGGACGCTTCCCACTCAACACCTCAAACAAATGACCGCTTCCGAAATCGCCTTCGTCATCAAGCAGAACCAGCAGATGATCGACACCTTCACCAAGCGCAACGCCCCTGGCGACGCCGAGAAGGTCCAGGAACTCCAAGCCGCCAACGAGCAAATCAAACTGGCCGGCCTCTTCTGCTGATCACACCCACGGCCCTGGAGACAGGGCCACCATCATCACCACCTCAAACATGGATCATCACAACTACATGCTCGACCTTTTCGAGTCCTTTGAGCGTCACCAAACTGAACTCAAAGCGCGCGACAGCCTCATGGTCCTCAACCGTGACATTCAGCCCAAGTGGGAGATTCAAGCCTTTTTGAACGATCAACTCCAATGGGCTGACCCGGCCTATGACGAGGACGAGCTGCAGAGCCTCAAGAACGCCGCCACTGAAGCTGGCTTCACCTACACCGTGGAACCCGTCAAATGAACAGCAACCCCTACGCCCCTCTTCAACCCTGGTGCGACACCATCTCAGAATCACCCGACTGGAAGGGTGGTGAATCCTCCAGCATCCTGATCTATCCCAACACCACTCAGGAGCAGCTCACCTCCCTCTGCAAGCACGCCAGCTTCTGCGGTTACAAGTACGCAGAAACCGACAATGAGGTCTTCGCCGACAACCGTTGCCTCTTGACCTTCATTAAGCCAAATTGATCATCGTCGGGGAGCCTGATGCCTGAGCTGTCCCCCGCCCAGGCTGAAAGCCATACAACACCCGCTGAGCTGCGCGGGGAAAGCAGGGCGGGTTGAGGTCCGATCCATACCCCGACACCACATTCATTCATTTTTTGCTCATGAGCATTGAAATCAATCCAACTCGCATTACTTCTGTATTCGCATTAGGGCAGTGGCATTACGTTGCCCCAGGCTCATTCGGCCTTGACGCTTATGAGCTTGTAACTGATCTTGGCGATGATTTCCCTTGCGACATTGTTGCTTTGGGCGATTACTACCCTGACGGTCTTCATGCTCACCTCGGTGCCACATGGGAGTCACAGTGCGGCGTACACATGGCCCTTCCTCTCTCTGAAATCAAAGCTTTCAAGTTCGAACGGTCTTGAATGAACCAAGACGCTTACGCCCAAGCCACTCAGCATCAAAATGACCTCAATGCCTGGCTCGAATATGAAAGACGGCTCAGAGCTGCCTACGCCAAATCCAAAGATCCGCACCCTCGACGATGGTTGCGTCAGGATTCAGGTCGGTGAATACGTTGGCACTGTTTCTTCTATGCACTTGGTTGATGTCAAAATCAATCAGCTAATGTCAGCCTGGAAGTCAAGACATCAATCTGGTGGCATCAATCAACGATCTGAAGTCTGATCACAAAAATGCAAGACGCCGCACAGATCGTTCCTCTGACTTAATCAAAGAATCCCTCCAACGCTACGGGGCAGCCCGCTCCATCGTCATCGACGAAGAAAACCGCATCCTCGCTGGTAACGGCACCATCGACGGAGCCAGGGCCGCAGGCATCCGCCGTGTGCGCATCATCGAATCAGAAGGGGACGAGGTGATCGCCGTCCGCCGGACCGGCCTTTCAGAAGAACAGAAGGTCGGCCTTGCCCTCGCCGATAACCGCACCGCTGATCTCAGCGAGTGGGACCAAGAGATGCTCCACCGCCTCTCTGAGGAGCACGACCTAGAGCCGTGGTTCAACGCAGAAGATCTTGACGAGCTGCTCAATATCACGGAGCTAGAGCCTGAGGAGGGCAACACCGATCCTGACGACGTACCGGACACCCCCGAAGACCCCATCACCAAGCCCGGTGATCTTTGGATCCTTGGCAACCACCGACTTCTCTGCGGTGACTCAACAAACCCGCACCACGTCGAACGCCTGATGGACGGAAAGAAAGCCGATATGGTCTTCACCGATCCCCCTTATGGCGTCAGCTACGAGGGCGGGTTGCAAGATAAAGGCGATGGGTTGCAGTCAGCTGACAGACGCAAACTGATGAACGACGACGTGGATCTTTACTACGACGCTGTTGTCATTGCCGATCAGTTTTCCAACGGTCCTGTTTTCATGTTTCACGCCGACACGGTGCCTTTTGGTCTTTACAAAGGCGTCGAGGCAGTCGGCGGCCAAATCGTTGCTCTCCTTATCTGGCGCAAACCTGGCGGCTATGGAGCACTGGGCGCTTCTTACAAGCCCAACCATGAGCCATGCCTGTTGTGGAAACCCAAAAGTGCCAAGCTGAACTACGTCGGCCCTACGACTGAAACGAGAATCTGGGAGATTGACAAGGAAAAAGCCAACAAGCTCCATCCCACTCAAAAGCCTGTTGCAGTTCCTGAACGCGCCATCAGCAATCACAAGGCTCAGGTTGTGCTTGATCTTTTCGGTGGCTCAGGCTCCACCCTTATCGCCTGTGAACGTCAGCGGCGCCATGCGCGCTTGATGGAACTCGACCCTGCTTACTGCGACGTGATCGTGAAACGCTGGGAGGAGTTCACCGGCAACACCGCCATTTGTCACCCTTCTGCGGCACACTTTGATCAGGAGGAGCCTCAGGGCTGATGGCGAAGAAGTCAACAAAAATTGAGGTTGATCAACGTGTGAACCGCGTGGCTCGCCTTTTGGCGAACGGTGCTGTTCGTTCAGAAATCTGTCAGTACGCGGCGAAAGAGTGGGATTGCAGTGAGCGCCAAACCGATCGCTACATTGCTGCGGCACGGGACTTGATTCGTGCTGACTGGGAATCGGATCGCTTGACTTTTACGGCGGAAATCCTTGCTCAGCTCGCGACCCTTCAAAAAGAAGCCCGTAAGACCAACAACCTCAATGCCGCCCTGGGCTGCATTAAGACCGCCGCACAGATCACGCAGATTCTGCAGTGAGCATCCTTAGCCACATCAGCAATGAGCGCCTCTTGGCCTTCGCTGAGCCTGTAGATGATGACCGTACAGAAGAAGTCGTTGAGGGCCTCACAAGCTGCCTGACAGATCCACAGCGGCAGGTCTGGGACGCTGATCACCGCTTCAAGCTGCTTTGCTCAGGGCGGCGCTTTGGCAAGACCTACCTGTGCATCACCCGGTTGATCTGTTGGGCCATGGAGAAGCCCGGCAGCCTCTGCTGGTATGTCACCGCCAACTACCGGATGGCGAAGCAAATTGCCTGGCGTCAGCTCAAGACAATGACGCCCGACAGCATGATCGCCAAAAAGAACGAGACAGACCTATCGATCGAGCTGGTCAATGGCAGCGAGATCGCCTTGCGCGGTGCTGACAATGAAGACAGCCTGCGTGGCGTGAGCCTGTCTGCCTTGGTCGTTGACGAGGCGGCCTACGTCAAGCAGACGGCCTGGGAGATGGTGCTGCGCCCGGCTCTGTCAGATCAGAATGGCCCGGCCTGGTTCATCACCACACCGGCAGGGCTGAACTGGTTCCACGACCTGTGGGAACAGGCCCAAGATCAAGATGACTGGGACACCTTTTCGTTTACTACCATCGACGGCGGCAACGTCTCCGCTGAGGAGATCGAGGCGGCACGCAACACGCTCGATGAGCGCACCTTCCGTCAGGAGTATCTGGCCAGTTTTGAGACGCTATCCGGCAGGGTCTACCCCGGCTTCAGCGATGACAACATCTCGGAAGACATCAAGGACACTGGCGGCCCGATCTTCTGGGGGACTGACTTTAACGTCAGCATCATGGCGG